TTTTAATATTTATAGTGTTTTTTTATAATGATAATAATAATTTTTTGATATTTTTTATAGTGTTTTTTATAGTGTTTTTTATAATGATAATAATAATTTTATAGTAATTTTTTTGATATATTTTTTATATTTTTTTGATAATAATAATGATAATAATAATAATAAGATTTACTTTACATGAAATACTGAGACAGATCTACCAACGACGTAAACAAGACATTTGACATACAGATTTCCTCGAACATATGGATTGCCGACACAATAGGTTTGACGCCTTGACCACTTTCCCTAAGAGCTACGCGACTGGCTACGTTTGCTTCGTGAGGAGAATTACAGATTTTACACGTAGCTTCTTCATAGTGGTCATCATAGTCAGTGCCATTCCAAACATTCGTACAGTGACATCCAACTTCATCCGCGTGTTCAACATGTCTGCGACAGCAAAACGCCAATGTTTCCTCGGCACACCAACCACTCGGTGACATCCTTTGAATACAATCATGGAAGTGGCACCGCGATTTGTAGTGATATGCGTCAAATATAGTGAACTCGGCTAACTCAGCATAATCAACCAAAACATCAAAATATGGGCGTCTAAGGTGCTGTATGTCACGTCTTACCAACAAGTGTTCTTCAAGAGGCATCTGTACTCTTTCTTCCGTCTTGAAATTACAGTCGAAACACAAACGAGCACCTGTGTCAAAGTTGTAGAAGGTCGTGTCTTTCGTAATCGTCTCACATTCGTCGCATTGTTTGACCTTGGGATAGCAGTCGCGGCATATAATTCTCATCCTGCCGGCATCACACATTACATTGGTGTAGTTGTATTCATTGCACATAAAACAAGGGGCTTGGGTTTTCAAGTAATGGTCTGCCTCTTCTTCAGTAGCGTATAAGTCTACGTCTTCACCTTTGTAGTCATCCGGGTTCAAAATGTAATCAATGTGGTACACACATTCCTCGAGTTGTCTTATTAGGTATTTTGTGGCGACTTCATCTTTTTGTGCGAATAAAGAGATGTTGAATTTGTTCGGGTTGTCTTGAACTGGGCTAAGCGCGTACCAAAACCGGTCATTGTGTTGCGAAACAATATACATGTTGACTAGGTTCTGAAATGTGTCCTGTTTTTCGAAAATAGCTTCGGTGAGCACCTTTTTTGCTTCGTCGTATGTCTCACAGTAAATGAACTCTTCGTCTAACTTAAACGCGTCCTGAGGAATGATAGAGACCTCTTGGGATGTAAGTTGTTCGTCCAAGTACTCGTAAAGTTCTTCCACTGTGCTGGGCAACTGGAACAGGTCTTCTTCATTGTCTTCGTCCTCTTGTCTATCACAATACTCGCGAAATAGGGATGAGTCGTCTTCAAATCCAGGTTTCGGGTCCCAGTCGTAAGACCTGGAATTTTCGCCGTTGCTAGTGATGGGTGTGACATGGTTCGACCAAAGTTTATTCGCGGCTCTTTGGAGCCAATCGTAGTCTTGGTCAGCATCAGACATGCTGTATCGTTCTCTTTGTTCGGCAGCCTGTTCTTCACGTTCTCGTTCGCGTTCTTCGCATTCTTCTTCGTATTCTATCCGGCTTTGGCGTTCTCGTTCTTCACGTTCTTCTCTGATGCGTCTGCGTTCGGATTCGGGTACACTAAGGCGTTCTTGTTCTAGGCGGGCTTGTTCTTCACGCTCTTCTCTGATGCGTCTGCGTTCCCGTATCTCTTGGGCGGAAATTCGTTTTGGTAGGTTAACAAAGTTCCAAACGCAAATACAGCAATAGCGACCATCGCACCAAACCCCAGTACGATTGTCTTTCCAGTATCCGGTCAAACCGTCTTCAATGTCGTATTCACAATTGTCGCAACGGATTCCGTGGTCAATGACTCCAGTATTGGTGTTAATCATATCTTTAATGTCTGACATTTTGTAGAGTAATCTTAATCTTAATCTTAATAGTAAATAATAGTTTGAAACTTATATATTTGAAAATAATATAACAAAATCCTTGTAAATAAAAATAAATTCAATTTTTTATTTTTTCAAAAAAATAAAAAAAAATGAAATCGCGAAAAAATAAAATTGAAATGAAATTGTGAAGTTGAATGTTTCTTTAAGTTGTTTTACAATATATATTGCGTCGGTCTTTAAGTTGTTTTACAATATATATTGCGTCGGTCTTTAAGTTGTTTTACAATATATTATTTTATAAAAGATATTAAAAATAATATATTATATTATAAAATATTATAAAATATAAAATGACAACAAAACATAACTTTGAAGACATTGACGACATGTCTGATTTCTTTCTAGCATTAATAGACAGCCAACTCGTATTGCTTGAAAATAAAAAAAGAAAAAAAGGTTTAAACACAGAAAATCTTGTAAAAATACATGATAACAAAACAGAGCAAAGTTTTATGCCTTTAACAAATGAGGCTTCACATTCATATGAAACGCTTTTAAATCACTTGACTGTAATGATAGGCGGTGACATGGATACTCAGACAAAACTATCCATAACGCCTGCGCAGGTTTCTCGATTTGGTGTAAAAAAGACCGTCTTTGCCAATTTCCCCGAAATATGCGCATCTTTTAATCGTGACAAGACCCATGTTAACAATTATTTAATGTCAGAGTTGGGAACAACAACGTCCGAAGACGCAAAGGGACGTCTATTGCTTAAAGGGAAATACAATCAGAAAAACATTCATAAAATTTTGGAAAAATATATTTTAACATATGTTCAGTGCAGTATGTGTAAGTCTTTAAATACAGAGGTTAGCAAAAATGCGGCAAATCGATTGTATTTTCTTGAATGTATAAATTGCGGGTGTAGTAAATCTGTTGCGTCTGTAATTAAGAGTTTTCATGCTACGACAAGACAAGACCGTATTGAATCTCGTAAATAAATGAAGAAAAAAAATATGTGCCAAACGTAGCTACTCACACATATTATTGCCGCAACAAATATAAATTGCGGTTGCTATTTTATGATAAGTGCCCCACCTATACGCACATTATCGTCGCAAACATTTCATTGCGTTACCATAAGAGTTTATTAATTTGCCCCACCCATAGACTCAAATAGTTCCTATTGTTATTGTCTATTAAAATTTATTAATTTGCCACATTTGTCCCCATCGCCATTTGTCCCCATCGCCATTTGTCCCCATATGGAATTGCTTTGTTATATCTCAACGATCTTTCATAGTTTTTTGAACGATTACTCAATTTTATTATGATCCTTAACGCAATATTATTTGTCAACCATTTGTCCCCATATGGAAGTGCTTTGTTATATCTCAACGATCTTTCATAGTTTTTTGAACGATTACTCAATTTTATTATGATCCTTAACGCAATATTATTTGTCAACCATATATTTATAATTTATACACAATTTTATGACCTGCTCTTCCCACGCAAGTCTTGTAATATTTTCCGTTGGAAAGCATACACCCAGTTCGCAAACCGAATGTAGTCATATTCGCCATTTTGTCCCCGTGATATGTGCCCCATTTTTTAATACATTGAATTCGTAAGTCATTGCGTCCAATTCCTACGCTCGTGATGTATTAAACTCATCGCACATATCCGTCACACCCAGCCATTTTGTTTTGGTGCGTCCGTATTTTTAATATATTTATGTTTTATATGTTTTTATAATTTATGTATTTTATAGTTTATATTATATTTTTTGTTTAAGTGCCTTAGTTATGATGTGAAGGAGCATGAATAATGATATTAACATGACGAAGCTAGCGCAAACAGACGCGTCATCTTTGCTTCCTCTGCTGCTTCTACTGCTGCTCTTAGCCCAAGATTCGCCACAGGCGCGGCCAATTGCTATACTTCTGCCTGTCTTTGTATACGATGCGAAACCTCTAGCCATTTTATTGTATATGATTGTGTTCTTTTATTTGATAGTATATGATATGATTATTTTTATAAATTATTTTTTATGTAGTTTTGGAAATTCAATTTTTTATTTTATTTTATTTTATTTTATTTTATTTTTATTTTTATTTTTTATTTTATTTTTTTAAAAATATAAGTTATCTAAATAGTCTCTCTCCAAGAAGAGACCTTACCTGGTTGCGCTGGTCTAGCGTCTGTGGACTAGGAACCTGACCCTTCTTAAAGTGATGTGCCCAGGGGTCCATTAGCATCTTTCCAGTCCATCTAATTGTGCCACAAGCATGTCCATCTCGTTGGTCGTGTGCGAATTGGATGTACTCGAAAATATCCGCTGAACTTAACTCGGGAAACAACTTGTGAAGAATGATTGCCGTGTAACCGCCTGTTCTGCCGTGACCTCCGGCGCAGTGTAAGTAGACGTGTTCGCCTCGCCTGATACGCTTAGCAACCTCGGTAGCAACCTCTTCAAGGTCATCGTCTGAGCCAACGCCCATATCCATAATTTTCTTGTGAATGAATCGGCCTACAAGAATGTTTGGATTGTTTTCAGCATACGCTTCATAGAACTCTCCATGTTTGTCTCTTGAACCATACTCGTCGTTGAGGCAGACAAATGTGTTACATCCTACATCGATTATTTTTTTCAAATATCCTTTACTTGACTCGGGATAGGAGCCGACGCAAAGAGACCCGAATTCACTTACAGACTTCGGAATAATCCAGTTGCTTTCGTATGTCGGACCATTAAGCGGATGCGAATTGTGGCCAGCTCTTGGCTTAAACTTTTCCTGGGTGATCCAGCCCCTGGACTCCTCTAGGTGGACGAGTGTTTCTATTCTTGATTCTGTTTTTGTTTCTTCTGCTGCAGTAATTGCTGATTCGCTTGCAACTGCTGATTCCATTTTAGACATACTCGCTTCAATGAATTCCATTTCTTTGTAATATAAATTAGTAATATAGTATTTAAAATATCGCGTTTTAGAATAATAATATACTTTTCATTTCCTTAAGAAAATAAATTCAATTTTTTATTTTTTTAAAATTTAAAAAAAATATTTTATTATTTTGTTATTTTATAAACAATGCCAAGACATTTAAGTAAATATTACGAAGATATTACAAATTTAGACAATTTTGAATATCAACCTGATGTAAAATCAATTAGGATTGATAAAAAAAATGCGTTTGTAAAGTATATTAGAGATAACAATTTGATATACACTGAAGTTTGGGATAATGTTCCAGTTGGTTCACCTTATATACATATAAATTTTGGACCGGCTAATAAGAAATTAGTTTGTCCTGAAGAATTCCCTCAAACAAAAGAAAGTGAAGAATGGTTGGAATCTGATGGTTATGACGAAGATGGATTTATCATGTTAAACACATCATCTAGCGGGTCATATGCTAGGGGTAAGAAATCTAGAGGTAGAAAATCAAGAGGTAGAAAATCAAGAGGTAGAAAATCTAGAGGTAGAAAAACTAAGAGAAGATATTAGTTTTTTAAAATATATATTATTTTAGTAGAATAATATATAATATAAAAGCATGAGTTTCAACGATATTAAAGCCGCGATTATAGGAAATAAAATAAAAGCCGTAAAAGACTTAATAAAAGCTCATCCTGGGATCGTGAATATTGAAAATGAACCAGCGCGCGAAACACCTTTGTATATGGCTTCCTATTTAGGACATCTAGATATTGTCGAACTTTTGGTTGAGAGCGGAGCGCATATTAATCATAAAGACGCAAGAGGAGGTTGGACTGCGTTAAATTTAGCGGCTTCTCAAGGTCATTATCATATTGTTGAATTCTTGATTATTGAAGGAGCAAATTTAAATGAAAAAAACAATGTGGGAAATACACCATTAATGCTTGCGTGTCTTAATAATGAAGGTAATAATTATTTATACATTATTGGGTTGCTTTTAGATGAAGGTCTTGATATAAGTGTAGAAAATGATGAAGGACATAACGCAATGTATTACGCAGAAAGGAATGGAGACCCATTTGTTATTCAATTATTAACAAATATTGAAGATGCTCGAGCGAACCGGTTTACACTTGAGATTGTCCCAGTAAATAAAAGTCGAATCCCTGCGACGGCAGAAGATGTTATAAATATGGAAGACGTAAATATTACAGATTTTTTGGCAGAAACTCCTCAAAACAAGATCATCAAAGTAGGAAATTCTTTTTATACATTAAATACAAAAGAAATTCGAAAACATTATTTAAGACAAAAACACAATAATAACTATATATATTATCCTTGTAGACAAACATGGCCGAGTCGTTTGGTTATAAATAAAGAGGATGTTTACTTTGATAAACCGCTTTTTTCGGCTAGTTATCTTGCAGGTGTTTTGTCGGACTTTGTTTTATTAGATGAAGTACAAGCGATGGTAGAGTCGGGCAACCAATATTTTGAAATATTTACGAATGAATTTGAAGATATTATTGCGACTGCTTCGGGACATATGTTTTCGGTAGTAACTGCGAATGCGGCTAGCGCCAATCACTGCCAACCAGGTAAAGAGGCAAAAATACTCAAAATGAGAATGATAAACATTGTGGAGGATACGGTGGAAGCATCTATCGTAAAATCATTGTCGAAGGCTTTATCGGAAGAAGTGGGGGAAACAAAAGGCGAAGGCGAAGGAGAAGGAAAAAGACGACGACGTATAAGCAAAGGCATAAGCATAAGCAAAAGCAAAAGCAAAAGCAAAAGCAAAAAAAGTAGTATTACAAGAAGACATGGCAGTATAAAACGTAGCACAAGAAGACGCTCTGTAAACAAGAAAGGTACTAAAAGGCAAATTTACTAATTTATTTTGTAGTGAGGATAAACGTGAAACAACAGCAGGACAATTGGCAGCCATTGTAGAAGCAGTCGGAACAATGTTCTTTCATACATTCGATTGGGACGCATTCACGGGACACACAATAATTTAATAATTTTATTTCTAAGCATTCGCTACAGACGTCGCAGCAATAGAATTGTTTACGCTGGTGAAGCAAATCGGTCTTCATATTCGGTGCTTGAAATGAACTGTGAAAGAACCACCATTTGAAGCACTTATCGGAACAGCAACAGCTGTCGTCTTCCTTTATTTCATTTATTTCCTTTGTATTAGATTCCCTTGTATTAGATTCCTCTTTTTCCTTTGTTTTAGGTTCTTCTTTGTACCCTAAAAATGTATTTCTTATAATCGCGTCATTGATTACATCAAGACTGTCTGTGGAAGGTGTGTGTTCCTGAAGCATTTTTTATAACGAAGTATTTATAACGAAGTATTAGAAACGAAGTATTAGTAGTAATAGATTATTAAGTATATAAAAAAGATATTTAATAATTATTTTGTTCAATTTTTTTACACCTTTTTACATTTCAAATGCCTATTTTATAAAAATATTTACAAAGAATTTTTTATAGTATAATATAAAATGAAAATTAACATTGAATTATCATTTTATGAAAATGATGATATAGTTAAATTTAGTGATATACCTGATACAATACAAAATGAAATAATGAATTCCTTTACAACAACAAAATTTAAAAAATATTTAGAAAAAAATATTAGTGATATGGGGTCTGTATGTAAAAATAAGGTAAGTCATTATTTAAAATTACAAATTACAAAAATTAAACCAATAACAAGTAAATCATTTTTTAGTTTTTTTGGCAATAAATCTGTGAGTTTAGAGATAGAAGCAAGCGCAAGTCAAATAAAAAAAAAGGTGGTAAGTGAACAATGGTGCGGAAAAAAATTAAATACAAAGGAAATTAAAGATTTATTTAATGAAGATAATTTAATACACCATATTGATACAACTGTAAAGCAACTTAAAAGCGCTGAACCGTTTAAAAAATTTAGTAAAAAATATCATTTTTATTGTAAATCAGCGTCTTTGGCTTAAAATATTTATATAATCGGTGTTTTAATTTTAGAAAAGGTTCTTTAATGCCACTTACACATTGTTAGTGTGGCGCAGAAACTTGTCAATGGGGTCCACGATGGCTGTGTAAATGTATTTTGCTTTTGAATAAAATGCTGGTTATAATAGCCTTTGAACCCGATATCATCATACTTTTCAAACATTTGTGCCAATGCGGACTTGTTTTCTATTATTTTGCTTACTACATCGACAAGGACTGTCCAGTCTAGGGATTTACACTCATTCGACATGAGTTGCTTCTCGAATTCTTTTACTAAATCGTCGCCTCTTAGCTGCGGCTTTATATATTCTTCCATTAAATGTATTCGAATGTCGTCTTGGAGTATGGCAAATAAAGTGCCGGCTTTCTTCAAATTGGAGTCTTGTTCTTCTTTTTGCGTTTGTTGTGACATTTTTGTTAATACTATATTATTTTATACCTAATTATAACATAGTATTTTTGATTTCAATTTTTTCTTATTTTCAATTTAGGGTTAAAGTGTCCCCGTTATAATCCATCTTTAACTGGCGCCATTCTTTTTTTTCGTTATTATAATACGACACCACTTCGTATACGGATTTTTTTGTTGTGTTATCTGAACATACTGACGCAATCGAGTGCTCGAGCCACTCATTTAAAGAGCTGAATGATTTTACCTGGTGTGTATTTATTTCATTATATCCGACAATTTTGTGACCATCTTCGGTGTAACAAAAAAACTCGATACCTTTGATTGTTGCCTTGAATTTGGTCGGCTGTTTTATAACCTCGTGTAACGGGCGTCTCTTAACCACGAGTCTTGGTTTCTTATTTATCATATCAATGGGTTTTACTTGTCTTATTTCCAATACACTTTCGTCAATCGTATCCATTATTTTATCCATGTCTATTTTTTTGTTATTTTCCAACTCTTCAATTTGCTTTGAAATGTCGGCCATTTCCATATTGTATTGAAGCGTTTTGGCCGCCATTTCGTCCCGTAGCGCCTCTATTTTCTTATTTTGGGCTTCTTTATGTAACTCCTTTTTTCGCTTGATTTCCCTGGACAGCGCTAGCTGCTCTTGTAAAATTTGGATTTCCCTTTCGATGTCTTTTTCGGTTTCTTCTAATAATATGTCTTCTGCCTCTTTTTCTTTTGGTTCTTCGATTGTAAGTCTTATAGCGTTGTCCATTTAATAAGTATCTTTATTATTTAGTTTTTATTATTTAGTTTTTATTATTTATATTGCCTTGAATAATTGTTGAATCGCATTTATATAGTCTTTGTCTTTGTCTTTTTCTAAGTCTTTAAGAATCGCTTCTCTTGGCGAATCGTGCCAAGAATAGGGCTTTATATCCGGGCTAATATACTTCAATAATAGTTTTATCAGTTCTATATCCTTTATTTCTTTGATGGCCATTATAAAACAATTAAATTTCTCGGACTCGCGCTCTATACCACCCTTTTCAAACAGGAGTTTCATCCATGCGACTCGTTGTTCGCTAGTTTCACATGCCTCTAACAGCGTCTCGTATATGTTATTGTTTTTGAGATAAACTTGTTTCCAAGCCAAACATTGGTTGCGAATTACTTCATCCATAATTTCAAATTTGTTATTGCGAATGTCTTCAATCACCTTTGCTCGATATGCTTGTATTTCGGCCTCTCTTTCTAATTTTTTCCTTTGTTCTTCATTTTGATATTGCTTTACATGTTTTACGTATAACGACGGGTGGTCTCTTTTTAACTGTTCACAGTAAATGGAGTGTTCTTGTAACATTGAAATGCTTGTCATTTTTTTATTAATTATTTTATAATGTGTTTTTGTTTTTAAAATAATTTATTCAATTTTTCTTAAATAGGAAAACAATATAAAAACATAAAAAGTTATTATATTATAATGGAAAATAATAAGACAATATATCTCAAAACAGACAATAACCGAGTTATTAATGAAAACGCTATAAGATGGGTAGAAAAAATGGGCGATTGCTTAGAAGTTTGTCTCAAAACAGACGGTTGTAGTGTAGAGGGTAAAACTACCATTCGAATATGTAAATTAAATAATCTAGATAGTTATAATAGACTTAATAAACATTTTGAATCCTCGTGAGTGTAAATATATTCGGCTTTATTTTGAAGGGAGGATCGACATGAGATGTAGTCCGCATCGTTTGAAAAACTTATCCAGTTCGACTGGGTCGGCGCCTGTGATGGAGTCGTCTGGGATGAAACTCGTGTTGCCCTTTTTGTAGCACAATAGCACCGGGACGCCATTGACCATCTTTTTGCTTTTTAAAAACGCGTATAAGTCGAACGATTCGTCCACATCTACGTCGCAGCATACTACGGTGTCGGGGGACGATGCGTAGAATGCGTCTACAACTGGCTTAATCCTTTTACATGGTCCGCACCAGGTGGCGCCGAGCTTTAAAATGACGAGGCCGGGGTTTTTTGACAACAGATTTAGAAAGTCCTGACGAGTATTGAAGTATGACACGATTGTTTTCTCTTTCTGTAAAGACATTTGTTAGTATATTATAAATAAAAGACTATTATTTTTTATTTATAACTTAATTTGAAACGTAGTAATTGAACAGTCGTAATTACCGTCTTCTTAGTCCTCGTCTTCGTTTTGTGTATCTTCTTTGTCTTTTTCTTGTTCCCCTTCTTTTCGTTCCACGTCTTCTTCGAATCGGACGCTTCTTTGTTGAACGTCTTTTGCGTCGACCGCCGAGACCAAAACCTTCATTCTGACTGCCTGCTGGCGTGTTTGCTAAAGAAGGAGCCCTAGACCCAATATCATTTAGTGCCCCTGCTACTACCGCTTGTGCTTGTTGATTGTTGTTTGCTGCTGCATCAAGTAGTTGTCTTCCTGTTATTCCTGTTAGTGTTCCTCCAGCTAGACCTGTCTCTATGTCAGGAGGCAAAGGTGTGTCGGCTACTCTTCTTAGTTCTTCTCTTTGAGCTGGTGTAAGGGCAGCGTTTAAGTTGGCAGTCATTTGTTGATAATCTGCTGGAGTATATGCATTATATTCTGTTGGACCATGATTTGATATTCCCGACAATAGTGAAAGGTTTTCTCTTTGTGGCCTCCAAATTCCTGCAATATAATTTGATAAATCACCAAGTTGGTCGCTAAGAGTTTCATATACACCTTGAGTCCAACGAAAAGCATCAGGTCCATATAATGCCAATAAAGCGGCTAGACCTATCACGCTTCCGGCTTGGAGACTACCTCGGAAAGCTGCGCTCGCAAAAAGACGAGCAAAAGCTCCTGGGGTTGACACGACACCTGAACCAGCGACACCTGAACCAGCGACACCTGAACCAGCGACACCTGAACCTGCGATAGCTGAACTCTCGAGAGCTGAACCCATACCCATCATAGTTCCGATTCCCTGTGCAGCAGGGCGAAGCATTGCTAGTCCTGCACCTGTCCGTGCTACACCTTTTTGAGAGGGTATATTTTGTCTCCATTTTTCAGCATATGGTTTTATCTGAGTGTTATAAACCCTCTCAACAAAACCCATCCAATCTTCATTCTTCTTTCCCTCTTCCATAATAGCTGCTTGCTTTTCATCATACTTTTCAATTACTTTTGCCATAGGCACTTTACCGGAAAGCACTTTCTGTACTTCACTCTCATAATCTTCTTCAGTTCTTGCTCTCAAGGCTTCTCTTATTGCGCGTTCTCTCGCCTCTGCCTCTTTTACTAGTTTATTGAATCTTTCTCGATTTTGTGCGCGTCTTGCTTCCGCCATCTGCTTATATACGTTTAATAATTCTTCCTGTTCTCTTGTCGTTTGTTCAAGCGCATTGGTAGTATTTTCTATATCGGTTAAACCATATCTTTCATCACCGGTCTGATTCACAATAGCCGACGTTAGTCTTTGAGTCTGTATATTGAGTCGCATGGCCAAACTAGCTAGAGTAGGCCTGTCCCTGACAATTTTTTCTATCACGGGAATCACGTTGACTATGTCACGCATAATACTTGAATTTAAATTTGTATTAATAGTTTTTAATCTCTTAATTGCTTCAGTAGCGTTTTCATCTGTCGTTTCTTTAAAATCTATCCTTAATAATTCTTCAACAAGATCTTGTGCGTTTGTCGTTTCTCTATTTTCAACTGCTTTACTTAATTTAGCAATAAGGTCATTAATATTTTTAGGAACACCTCCGGCAGGAACACCTCCGGCAGGACCGCCTCCGCCTCCGGCAGCACTACTACTATTACTTTGATTACTCATATTATATATTATTTCTAGATAATAAATTAAAAATATATAAAAAGATTTAAGATAACTAACCAAAAGGCAATGATTTATATATTATTATTTTTGCAATTATTATTGGTTCAAAATGTGGTTACAAAAAATACAGAACTGTCTCTAAACAAAGTTATAATGGTAAACGATTATACGATGGTGAATTATGTTTTGCCTTCGAATGACATTGTAGAAACTACATTTGGATTACATGACTTTGAAGGAAAAGAAGAAAAAGGAAAATCTCTGCTAAATAAATGGGCTTTTCTGTTTCCTTTTCCTTCTTTTAAAGAAGAAAGAGAAGACACTCATTTACAAAAAGAAGTTGCGTCGCTGAATCGCCTCATTATTAATGCTACCGATGGCCTCCTAAATATGTGCGACAATATGATTGCTAAAACGACCAGTTCCCTTCCCCTATCTTACTCTTTGTATACCAAATTTGAAACTGAAATACGTCATAACGAAGGAGAAGAAGAAGGTTTAGGAGGAGACTTAGATAAAGAGGACTCTGGGTTCTTCGGCTTCTTAACATCATCTTCAAAAAAGAAAAAAGAGGATGCTAAACTGATTGTTCTTAAAGACTTAGACAAAGAATTAGCAGATGACGCCCGTAAGCAAATGTACGACTATCAGCTTTTACGACTCGCCCTCAATCGGCGCCAATCTTTCCTAAATAGTCTGTGTTTCGAAACGTTCGGCGACCCCTACATACTATATTTTAATTCCGCGAATAACACGCTCCAATCCACATTCGACGTGAACCCCATTAAGCACTTTATAATTGTCGTCCAAAATATTATCGACAACAGCTATATTCGCGGCTTAAATAAGGGCTTCAAAAAAGGTTATTTTAAGGATAAAGATAAAGATAAAGATAAAGACAAGGATAAAGGGTTAAAATACGACATTGACAGCGATTTTAACAAGGAACAAAAGGCGACCCTTGTAGAAAAGGCCAAATATGTATTGCCCATTTTACAGAAACTGGAGCAACGATTGCCGTCCTATTTATCCAATATCGGGCGACGGTCCTTAACCACGGACGAGTATTTCGCCAATTTGCGGCAATTTTGGACCGAGATTTTGGAAGAGGCGTCGATTGCTGCTCACGAGACGCCTTCAAAGTATGAATTAACACTTTTAGAACAGAAGAGAGCTCAAAAGGCTTTGGAAGAGGCCGATAAAAGAGCTCAAAAGGCTTTGGAAGAGGTCGATAGAATGGCAAGAGAGGAAGCCGACCGTTTGATACAAGATTTCAAGAATAAGCAGCTCAAAAAGGATGCCGAGAATTATATACGGGAACAAGAGATTTTTCAAGAGGACAGACGACAGAATTACAGTGTTGTCGAGTGGGAGCAACTCGGGCGGCAAATTAAACTACATGTGTCGGGGTTTACAGGCAGTTTTATATCCGGTGTAGATGGCATAATAAAAGCGCCAGTTGATTATATTCTTGGATTTGCTTCGGATACGATTTGGGACCTAGGTAAGGTGGCAATTATGGTGCTAATTTTGATTGCGATTTGTTTTCGAATTTACAATAAGATTGTTTCCTTGATTTTTTATAAGTCCGTGGTATAGGAAAGGATATATAATTAACGGCGACTCCTCGATTTTCTATATTTCTTCGATTTTATAGATTTTCTAGATTTTTGCGTGCGACGTCTTTTCTTACCTCTACCTTTACCTTTACCTTTAGCTTCAGATTCGTCTACATCACGTAAAACATATTCTATAAGAGTTGAGTTTTCGCCGCTTGTATGTAACTGTCCCTTTTCGAATTTGTAAGCAAAAAAATAGTTGTTTTTTGAACCCTGGCCAACACGGGATATATATTTACCAATATACACGGGTTCTGGTGGGTTTTTCAAAGTCCAACCGTTGAAATCAGGGTTTTTTTTAAATTCATAAAAGTTGGTATCTTTGTTTCCTTCTAAATATTCGTAAGATAAGACTTCAAAGTCTGACATTTATTTATATATTAAACAAATAATAAAAGATAATAAGGACAATAAATATAATAAAGACAATAAAATATAATAAATATTGTATTTATTAAATGGCAGAATTAGGAGCAGCTTTAAACGCAGATGAAGGAGCGGCATTAGGTGCAGAAGTTATAAACGAAGTAATAGAAGAAGGTGCCGAATTAGTAAACGAAGTTATAAACGAAGTAATAGAAGAAATATATGTTTACAATCCAATCCAATACAATTACTTATGGCACACCTCGTGGTCCTTTCTCTTAACCACTTGCTACACCGTGTATGTACAAAAATATAATTTTGTAATATTCCCAGGCACCATTTTTGTAACCTCTCTTAATTACTGGCGAAAACCTCGGTATAACTCTTGGGAGCGGACTTTGGATGTTAGTTGCGTTCATTCATCGGTTATATATAATATTTTTCGCAGCGTAGGTGCTGAATATGCGTATCAATTTTATCTCTATATTTCGATTGGACTATTCTGTTATATTTTAAGTAATTACAATCATGACCAAAAAAGACTTTATTTGTCTTCGCTCTTTCATAGTTTAGTTCATGTATTTGGCAATGTGGCTGTTATATATTTGTATTCGGGACATATTTTTGACGCGTGGGATAATCCATTAACACAGGGTATCCGAGATGTATTGGAAAATTTGATTGATTAGGATATTACAAATTAAGTTTATACATTTTAAACTTAATTTATTACTGTAAAGCGTATTTTTCGATTGCCACTGACTTGGTGACATTTTTCACGATTTTCTCTATATTGTTCTTTTGTTCCTCCTCTGTAACGCCCGACATGGCATTCATGACGATTTTGTTGTATTGGTCATACTTTTTGGTTCGAGGGTCTTTACATGCTGGATTCTCCTTGACCCACTCATTGATTTGTTTGATATTTTTGAAGGCCACCTTCTTAATTGCCTTTGTAATTAGAGGCTTGTCATCTGTTTCTTTTATCCACTCATCGTTGTTCTTAATGTAAAGTGTCTCCCTCTTAGTGTCGCTACAGTGTATGGGTCGCAAATGGACTCCTAATTCCTTGATACCCTTTGCGAATATATTTGAAACACCATCTGCGTAACCGAGATGTGCGAAATTCTCCAAGTCTGACAAATTCATCTTGATTGAGTCGACAAATTCGTCAATATTCAAGGCATCTTTACACTGTTCATTCAAAAAGAAGTTCAAGTTGAATGATTGGTTGTTACAATTGTTATTGCTAATGTTGTTGTTAATGTTGTTGTTGTTAATAGTATTCATTGTCTCCTTCTTAAGTAGCTCAATAATCAGGCTACGTATTTCTTGATTTTCAATCATTTGCATTTTCATCATTTTTATAATGTCTTTGCTACTGGGCTCTTCTTCTAAATTTTCTAAATCCGTGTTACAAGTGTCTGTATCCGTGTTACTAATCTTATTTGTGATACATGTTTTCTTATGTTTCCATAATCCTACACGTGATTTGTATTCTTTATTACACTGTTTACATGTATATACATCTAAATTAGCTGTTGTTGTGCAACTTTCTGTTAAGTTTTGATTAACTTTTGTTAACTCTATATGTTTAGATGTCAATATATGTTTATCATAACTACTTTTTCTATTCGTATTATAGTCACATATTACACACTTAAATTTGTTCGCAACTTTATCGCAACTTTCCGTTAACATTCCTTAATATATACTGTTAACAGAAAATAATTGCAACGAAATTATGTAAAATTTCTAAAAAATATCGTCACAAATTTTTCAACCCAAAAAAATAATTTAGAGCATCTCAGTCACAACGTGAAAAAACAGTGTTTTTTGAAACTTTTTTCGGGTTCCAAAATCTGGACATTTCTAAAAATGTCCATTTTTCATTTCCCTTTTTACTTTTGGCTTTTTTTATTCACTTTTCAAAAAAGATAGAAAACATAGAATATGGTTTAAAGTTTCATAAGAAAGGTTATAATTCTCTTATGAAAGTAGGTATAATGAATATATTGTGATTTGGTTACTTATTTCTTTTTTTAGTTTGCCTTGTGTTTCTTCTTTGTCGTCTTCTTGTTACCCTTCTTCGCCTTGGGTTTCTTTTCTTTGTTACAGACTTTTTGTTTGTTTGCCGTCTGTTTGTTTTGCGACCGCCTAGACGTAATCTTTTTCTTATTGGGTTTGGCGGATCATCAAAGTCCGGTCCCCGTGGTCTACTTAGGTCTTTTTCTCTTTCTGCTTTTCTATAATCTTCTATTTCCTTATTCACGTTGTGCTCAAGTATATTTGGATTTGGATTTGGAACAACTTCATCATTGATTTTATCATCATTTTTTTTAATTGGCTTATTGTCTAACATATCAGCATATGCCAAATTTTGTTTAAACATTTCTTTTTGAAATGGCAAGGCGAATTTTTTATAATACGGCTGTACATTACTACTGGGTGGTTTACTTTGCCTATCTATTCCAGCAGAAATAGAATTAGAATTAGCAAACGTGTTTGAAGCATTTGCCATACCTGCGGCGCTTGGTATAATGTTACTAAAACTAGGTCCTATATCTCTTGATTGCTTTGCCATACCTGCGATTGGCATACTGTTACTTAAACTGGGTTCTATATATCTTGATTGCTTTGCCATACCTTGCTGGTTCTTAGATAATCTATCTTCCTCATTTGAATCATAAGTAAGAACACCCGAATCCTCTACTATAGCTTCTTTCTCACCCTGTTCTATAGGATTATTAGATGCCTGGTTTTCAGATGTTTTTTGATTGTTTCCGAATAAATTATTTAAATTATTTAATTGGTCTTGTATTTCTTGATCGACGACGGCATTGGGCATTGAATACTCAGGCTTTCGAGATTGGGGATTGAATCTCATTGCGCCGCCACCACCTGCGCCCAAAGGATTATAATAAGGTGTAGCCTTTGCTGCTCCTTGTGCTAATCTTCCGACGCGACTAATTGGATTAACTACATGCGGTTGAAACAAGAAATGTGGTGTTGCTAAAGATCCCCCACCACCCGCATTTGACGCTAAAGATGACTCAGCAGATGATCTTCGAGATTGCGATGGGTTTGCGATTCGAGATGGAAATTGTGATGATGTCTCCGGCTGAATAGGAGTACCTTTGGATTGTGAACGAGTTGCTATCATGGATTCTGTTTCTGCGGCAGAAAAAACAGTTTCTTCTTCTGCTACTGCTGCCGGTTTTACTGCTGCTATTTTGTCAAGACGTTTTTCAACTGGAAAAATGTTCAGGTCATCTATTTCCTCATCGGTCCATCCAGCAGCTTTTGCTTCTTCCTTACTTATTTGAATATAACTATTATTTTCCCAAAATCTTAATGCTGCTGGTCCAGCTGCGCAACCTGCTAGTTTATCTATCTCTTCAGAGTCAAATACGTTGTCATAACCTGGAATTGGAACTTCACGTGGAACACATGACCTATTAAAACGTAATAACCTAAACAAATCTTCAAGCAACTCCAAAATTTCTCTTCCAGTGACTCTGTCTCCACGTTGTGGTTCCCCAAGTGTTGGATTTTTCACTCCAAAAAAGTTCCAAAAAATGCCTTTTTCAGGTTGAAAAAAATCATCACTAAAAAATGTAAAACACACATTCGCAAACCCTATAACATCTCCGTCGCGTATTATATATATTATTAAATCATTGCCGCATTTTTCAACAATTTTATAATTTACAATATCACTTTTTACAAATTGTCTTGGTAAAAAAATACTTGTACCTGGGTCTCCTGGTGTAGAAACATCCCTAATTTCCGCTATTGTCGCAGCATATTTATAAGTTCCATTTTCGTTTTTTATAAATCCAGGTGGATTGGTAACTGGTGGCTTTGCGTATTTACCTAATAAATTTATAAGTTGTGTTTTTGCGTCTAATGCTAAACAACACGCTAAAATATCGCCCACACTTTCAGGTGGATCCAGTATGCTATTGCCTGTACCTGTAAATCTAAAATTATTTCCACTCTCAGTAACTCTTGTATTCATTGATATAATATCAACCATAGCCTTTGAAAAAAAAGCAAGGTGTAGTCCTCGTCGTTCACACCTATCACGAATGCTTTGTAATATTTCCCCTGATTTGGCATCCACGGGCATTGCTGCCGATTTCATACCTGCCAATCCTGCGTCATCATCTCCACCCGGCCATCTTAAGTTTGACATATTGTTATTTATATTTAAATAATATAATTATTTTATTGTATTCTTTCACCGTTTACTGTATTAGTTTACTGTATTCGTTTATTGTATACGTTTATTGTAAAGCGTATTTTTCAATTGCCACCGACTTTGTGACATTTTTCACAATCTTCTCTATATTGTTCTTTTGTTCTTCCTCTGTGACACCCGACATGGAGTTCATTACTATTTTGTTGTATTGGTCATACTTTTTGGTTCGAGGGTCCTTACATGCTGGATTTTCCTTAACCCACTCATTGATTTGTTTGATGTTCTTGAATGCGACCTTCTTAATTGCCTTTGTAATGAGTGGTTTATCATCACTTTCTTTTATCCACTCATCATTGTTCTTAATGTAAAGTGTCTCACGTTTCGAATCACTACAGTGTATCGGTCGTAAATGGACACCTAATTCCTTGATACCCTTCGCAAATATATTGGAAACACCATCCGCATAACCAAGGTGCGCAAAATTCTCCAAGTCTGATAAATTCATCTTGATTGAGTCAACAAACTCATCAATATTCAAGGCATCTTTACACTGTTCATTCAAAAAGAAATTCAAGTTGAATGACTGGTTGTTACAGTTGTTATTACTAATGTTGTTAATGTTGTTATTGTTGTTAATATTGTTACTGATTGTTTCCTTCTTAAGTAATTCAATAATCAGATTCCGTATTTCTTGATTTTCAATCATTTGCATTTTCATCATTTTTATAATATCCTTACTGCTTGGCTCTTCTAAATCGTCTTCTAAATTTTCTAAATCGTCTTCTTCATCTAAACTAATGTCTTTATTGTCAGGGTTACTAGTAATATTTTTACTACATTTCTTTTTATGTTTCCATAATCCAGTGCGTTCTTTATAACTATTTCCACATTCACAGGCAAACGTAATCTGTGATTTTACGCCACCTTCGTTGACTTTGTGTTTCTTCGTAAGCAAATGCCTTTTCCAATCACTTAATTTGTTACATATTATGGAGCAAGAAATACACTCATATTTACTCGGCGTAATCGGCGCTAAATTTGTAGAAAATGTTGACTTTTCCATGTAAAATATGTCAACAAAATAATCGCCTAAACATTTTGTATTGATTTTTCGAAAAAATATCGTCACAAATTTTTCAACCCAAAAAAATAATTTAGAGCATCTCAGTCACAATGTGAAAAAACAGTGTTTTTTGAAACTTTTTTCGGGTTCTCAAATTTGGACATTTCTAAAAATGTCC